GCGCTTGTCGTCCAAGAGCGCGGCGTCGGTCAGCGTGCCCGGCGTGACGATGCGCACCACCTTGCGCTCCACCGGGCCTTTGGCCAGCGCCGGGTCGCCGATCTGCTCGGCGATGGCCACCGATTCGCCCATCTTCACCAGCCGCGCCAGATAGCCCTCGGCGGCGTGGTAGGGGATGCCGGCCATCTTGATCGGCACGCCGGCGCTGGCGCCGCGCGCGGTCAGCGTGATGTCCAACAGCCGCGCCGCCTTTTCCGCATCCTCGTAGAACAGCTCGTAGAAGTCGCCCATGCGGTAGAACAGCAGCTTGTCTTCGTGGTCGCGCTTCAGGGCAAAATATTGGGCCATCATCGGAGTGTGCTGATTTTCTTTGCCGATTGTATGTGCTTGTTTGGTGGTGTTTTTTTCTTGCAAATCCTTGCTCCGTAAGGTTTTGCAGCTGTCTTTGTTCCGGTGCTTGATATGATTTTCACATCGCTAAACATTGCAACATTGCATATTTTGGCGTAGGTTTTGTGGGAATTTTTCAGAAGTTACGCCGGGATATTTTCGGTGATGAAGAAAAACCTACGCCAAAGGGTGTTGCGCAATGTTTGACCCACGAGAAGCCAAGCTGCTGCAGCCGGGCCAGCACTTAAAAATTGAGGGCTGTCCGGGCTTGAGGTTGGAAGCCAGCGAGAAGTATCGCACATGGACGTATCGCTATAAATCACCGGTTGATAACCGCATGCGTCAAATACGGCTTGGCCGCTGGCCGGCCATATCCTTTGTGGCTGCGTTGGGGGAGTGGGAGAAGGCGCGCCAGGCGCGTGAGCGTGGCGATGATGTCGCGGTGCTTGTGCGCCAAGAGCGCCAAGAGAAGAGGCTATTGGCTGCAAAGCGACAGAACGAGTTCGACTTGCAGACGTACCCTGTGTGGAAGTGCCTGGATGACTATCTGCGGCACTTGGCGCGGGTGAGGAAGGCGAAAGGTGTGGGGGAGGTGCGCCGGCTTTTCGACACGATGCTGTCGGCTGACGTCGTAGCTATGCCTGTCAGTCAGGTGACGCGAGCTGTCGCATTCAATGTGTTGGAAGCGCGAATTGATACGCCAGTTTTGGCGGCAAATTTAAAGGGGGAGCTTGCGGGGGCGTGGGACTGCGCATTAGACGCGGGGCGGGTTCCTGAAGAAACGCCTAATTGGTGGCGGCAGATTATGCGCGGAAAGCTGCGCAGCAAGGGGCGTTTGGTGGCTGGGGAGTATGTGACGGCGCGAAGGGTGCTGAGTCAGGATGAACTGCGCGTGCTGTTGGCATTCATGCCTAACTTCACTCGGTTGGTTGAGGATGGGCTGTTGCTGTACCTGTGGACGGGATGTCGGGGTTCTGAGATTTCACAAATTGAAGGGCGGGAAGTGGCGGAGTCTGACGGGGTGTTGTGGTGGACCATCCCCAAGGCTAAGACGAAGAATGCTAGGTTCGCATACGCAACTGATTTGAGGGTGCCGCTGTTTGGTCGGGCGCGTGAGGTGGTTGAGCGCCGCAAGAGGCTTTATGGCGACGGGTATCTGTTTCCCTCGCGTGATGGGCGTTATCCGTATAGTGAGCAAAAGGTTTTTGGGGTGGGGGTGCATTTCCATATGCCGTACTCTAAGACCCGGTCAAAGAGGGAGCGGGAGCGCCTGACGGTTACGCATTGGTCACCTCATGATTTGCGTCGGTCAGTGCGGACGCACCTTTCGGCGCTGGGTTGTCCTGAGCATGTGGCGGAGGCTGTAATTGGTCATATGCCATCAGGCATTCGAGGAGTGTACGATAGGCATAGGTATGATGCGGAGCGCGTCGAGTGGTTGACGAGGTGGGATGAATTGTTGAGGACTCTGGGGTCTTGATGTGTTTCAGCTATGAGTGAGCACGGTTGTCACATTATGATGCGTATGTCGTCCTAGGAATTGACGGTGTGCATGTCATTGCTCTTGTGATTGCACTGAAAGACCGCTATGAAAGTTGTATGTGAGTAGTGTGTAGTGAGGAGGGTAGGCTACGCCTATGGCATGCTCTTTAGTTCAGTAGTAAGGTGGGTTGCATTTGCATTAGTCTGTGTGAGACATTTGTGCGACTTAATGGCATTTTTTGCAATGGCGGCCAAAGGTCTTGTTGCACTGCATGCGATGAGCTGCGTACAATCTTGATAACTGTCATCATGGCGACTTGGTGTGTATTAGCATCATCTAATCAGGCTCACCGTCATGATGCTTTTTTTTGCTCTTATCGATGACGATGTCATCAGTCATGAGGCTTAGGTACTCTTGCGTATGGCCACCCCTGCTCCGGCTCCGGACTTTAAAAGAAGTATTGATTTCTTTAATTCGCTTTCTCAGCACGGGAGAGTACTGAATAAAAGAGAAGATGCTTTTAGATGCGCGCGCTTGAAGGCGGAGGTGGATAGATATCGTGCCTTTGGTGATGCGGACTATTTTTCAATGAAGTCAGCTCTAGGGGCGCTCTCTGGTGATGATGAATTGCTAAGTAAATGCGTGCTGAATGTGAGTGCGCGATCTACTGAGGATTATCAAGTTGTATTTACTTCTCAGTCTCTTGTCTTTGCGGGAAGGTACAGTGAGGCGTATCACTTATTAAGCTCCAAAATTCAGTGGAATGAACCTGGTGATCCTTTCGTAAGGCTTAAAGGGCTGGAGCTTACTTTTGCTATTGAGAAGCATGCAAAGTATTTCGAGTTGCTCCAGCGATGCGAATACGAATTTGATGAAGAGGCGGTAAATATGGCGACAATTTTTCAGCAGGCAAGAGACTTGGGCGTGTCAGAGTCGCTTGTTCGCAGTATGTTGGATGTCGCTGGTGGTGTCGCTCGCGTAAAGGGCCTTTCTTTGCGGGAGCAGAAAATACGAATTCTGGATGACGGTATTGTAATTTCCGTTGGAGTTAATGCGAGTTCGGTAGAGGTGGCGGAAATGGAGTGGGATTATGTTGATAAGTTTGTCGATCAGTATCCTGATTCTCCGATGGATAAAGTGTCAATCGTCTTTCATTCCGGAAAAGATGAGGAGTGATCGATGTCTATTTCTGCAGCTGATTTACTGAACTTTGCTGAGGAGTATGTGCCAGCAGCAAAGATGGAAGTGGAATATCGTATGGTTGCAAGCCGCGCTTATTATGCGGTATATCATGCATGCAAGGATTATCGTGACAACGCTCCTGTTGTTTTTCCCCTAGGTGATGGTCGTGGTGGTGTGCATGCAGAGTTATATAGTAGTTTTATGAATGCAACCCCTGCTGTTTTTGGTGCAAAAAATATTGCAATCAAGAAATTGGGAGCGTTTGCGAATGGTCAGTTGAAATCGGCCCGTGTGAGTGCTGACTATTGTATTGGGGACGCCTTTGGGGCGTCCGATGCAACTGACATGATTGAAAAGGCTAAGAAGGCATTTCGGATGCTGGAGGCGTTGTAGCGGCTTCCAAAGCAAGCACCACAGGTGTTTTTTTAATTGTTTGTGCTTGCTTCAGAGTAGTAATTTCCTATTTTTGTATGCCGATACAGCTGATGCTTCCTCTTCGCTGATGTGGCGGTAATATTCGTGATGTGGGACGGTTTTCTGACCATTCTACAAGTTCTCTGAATAGCCATCCCACGCGCCGCGCTGAAAGTTCCCTAGGCTTTGGAAAGGCCTCCTCCCGTACCATCTTCTGCAATACCGCAGGGCTAAGGGCAACGACTGCGGCAGCGTCTTCAAGATCAAGATACAACGGTTGTAGTGCGAGCTTTTTGCGCTCTCGGGTTTTCTTTTTTGCTTCCATCTTGTTCATCCTGGAAAAAGTCAGGCTACCGCTTGGGTGGCCTGTAGTCGTTTGAGCTGGCTGCGTAGGTTGTGGATTGCCCTGCGGTCGCTTGGGCTGTTTGGTATCCCAGTTTTCCGGCCGTTGGGCAGGGTAAGAACAGGGTGTTTGCCTCTGGTGCGGAGCGAGCCGCCAGCGGCCAGAATTGGGGCGATCAGGCCTGCAATGTCTTTCGTCATGCTGTAACCCCAATCAATGCTTGCTTGCTGCTATCGCCACTCATTGCCCTATTCAACTGGGCTGTTTCGCCTGCGGCTTTGCCAGCCCAATAGGCGGCAATGTCACGTTCTGATAGATCGCGACCTTTGTTGCGGTCACGGTCGGCCATGACTGGCATGTTTTTGTGGTGCTGCTCCATGTAGTGCGTGAGAGCTTCGCTTTTGCGTTCTGGCGCGAGTTGCTTGGCCATGCCGTAGACGGTCCCAACCCAGCCCTTGCAAAACAAGTCCGCGCGTCGGGTTTTGTTCGATTTGTTGAGCCGTTGGCACTGCTCCTCGATGAATTGCTTTCTTTGCCTCTTGAGTTGGCGTAGCAAGACGGAAAATGCGTATTGCGCAATTTCTGAGCTGATTTCGTCGCCGACAAAGGTCCATTTTCCTGGGCGGTAATGCGCGCCGGTAAAGAAGACTTCGCAGCCAAAGGCTTTGCCAATCGAAAGCCCTAGCCAGCCTTCCCAATTGGGCGGACGTTGCTTTGCTGTTGTCTTAACGTGAGCTTCTTTGATTTGAGCCGCCATAATGTCCATGTCTGTGACGCTGAACTTGTTCATTAGGGCTTTTGCTTGCTTGAGCGCTGTTGCGGCTTCGTTTTCATTGGCGCTCTTGGAGAGTGCGAGGCATTTCCGAATTTTCGAGATGGCTGTTTTCTTGTCCATGTTTACTCCAGTGGTAGCGTGGCTTGATCGGGCGCGCCTGGTGCAATCAGGTCGCAAGCCTGGGCGATGATGGTTTGATGGTTTGGCGCGTCGATGAGGCGCATTGACACGCCGTCAGGGAAAGCAAAGCCGCCATTGCGGCGGCGGTGTACACGCTGGCCGGCGAGGTGTGGCCAGTCGCCAGCGGCGCCAATGACGAAAATCGTGTCAAACGGCAGCGCGCGGGCGTCCTGGGCGGCGGCTGCCAGCTGTTCGCTGGTGCCGGGCGTCATGCGGGTGGGTAGCTGTGCATCACTCCGTCCAGCTGCAGCAGGTTGGCACCGCGGCCGAAGACGTAGACAGTCGTGGATTCGCTGTATGCAGATGCGCGAGCGCGAAGCCCTCGGCGCTTGGCCAGTTCGTCCAGTTCGTTCAATCGAATGCCGGCGACGATGGCCTTGATGTGCGCGCACGGTCCCGGCGATGAGGTCAAATACACGGTTTCTCGTTCGACGACTGAGTGCGGGTGGTTGTTGATGTCATGGAGCAGCTCCACGAACTCGGCGCAGTCGCGCTTGATCTGCTCTTGCGCGTCGTGTATCGCGCCGGCCAGGCTGGTGATGGTGGCGAGGATGTCCATCATGCCCCCCTGATCTGGCGGCAGCGGCGGCCGCGCCGCGGCGGGTGGCTGGGATGGATGACGCCATGTGTCAGGGTCGCCAGGGTGGTTTTACTGAACAGCAGAGCAAGCAGAGTTGCCATTTCATTTTCTCCAATAGGTGGCGGTGGCATTGGCGTGGTAGACGCGTTCGGTGCGCAGCGCGCCAATCATCATCAGGCGGGCGATGTCGTTGCGGGTTTGATCCTGTTTGGGGTTGCCCGCCAGCGCATGCAATTCAACGAATTTGTATTTCCGGCGCGGTTCCATTCGGTCGAGCAGTGCCGCTTGTCGCTCGGACATTTGGCCGCGCAGCGGATCGGCGGCGGCCTGGCATGCGGCCAGCTGTTTGGCGAGGCCGGCCAGCGGCCGGAAGTTATGGGCGGCCTGCATCGCGCGCCCTTTCAAACTCTTCGCTGAGCTGGTCCAGTGAGACGGGTTTGCTGTCTAGCCTCACGGCGTCAAGGGGGTCCATGAACTCGTACCACTCTTCTTTAATGGTCAGAATTTGGCCGTCGCCCATGTCGATCACATCATCATGTTTCATGTTCGCGGCGCTGCATGCTTCGCCGTAGGCATTCAGGCCGGAGGTGATTCTTTCTCGGGCGGCCTCTTTGGTCTTTTGCAGCTGGCGTTCTGCGGCCAGCACGTCAGTCAATGCATTGCGGACGGTTTGCAGGTTGGTCGTGATGGGGTTTTGCGCGCTCATGCGGTGATGCCCTCCTGATTAGTGGCCCTGGCCACGCTGTCGATGATCTGGTTCCAAACTCGCAGAATGCGGAAGCCCGGCATGCCGGCAAATTGGGGATGCGCCATGGCCTCCTCGTAGGTCAGGCCGCGCTCTTTCATTTCGGCCAGGTCGCGGCCGGTGGTGGCGGGATCGTGGCGCGGCATGGTGACGATGCCGAAGATTTGCGGGGCGAACTCTTGATAGATGGCCGACTCTTCAAAGGTCTTGCCGTGCTTGATGACGGGGCCGAAATGCTCATTCAGCCAGACCACTGCGGGGGCGTTTACCAGGCGCATCATGGTCGCCAGTCCGGCGGATGTGTCCGTCAGCTCGTCGCCGCCGGCGACGATGATGTGCAGCAGTACGCGCACGCCGTTCATGGCCAGGAATTCGATAGCGCCGGATGTGGCCAGGTAGTGCATCAGCGGCAAAAATCCATTGCTGCCCACGTCGATGACTGCATCTATGTCGCGTTCAATCAGGTGGACCATCAGCGTGTCGAAGTTGCGCGGATTGATTTGCATGCCTTCGTCCAGCAGTTCAATGGCGACGGCGTTGAGGTCGCGGGTCCGGCTGAGGGTGCGGTTCACCGCGTCGGTGTCGTAGGCGGTGATCCTGCCTTTCAGGTGGCGCAGTGCTTGTGCCAGGTCGGCAGCGGCTTTGCTTTTGCCGACGCCGCCCTTGCCTTGGGTGACGATGTGGGCGGTTCGGGTGTAGGTGTTCATCATGGTTTCCTTACCAGTTTGGCGGGTTGTCTCGGGTTTGCAGCCATAGCTCGGTGGTGCTGGCGGGGTGGCTGCTTGCTGGGGAAGGTGTTGTGCTATGCGCTGGCGCTGGCTGGGGCCGCGGCTGCGCGGGGGCTTGGGGTGTCTCATGCTGTGCCTTTCTCTGCTGGCGGCGTGCGCGGTATAGCGCGTTGCGCAGCTCGTCGAGTGTCATGTGAATCCCCGCGTTGGCCAGGGCGTTCACAATGTCGGTTTGGGTTATCCCTCGCTGCATCGCGCTTTCGATGTCCGGCAGTAGTTGCCGGATACGGCCCGCCTTGCTTTCGGTTGAGGGTTGCGGTCGCAGGCTGCTGAGCTGCTGCCGCGCCTGCTCATTGCTTGCTGTTGTGTTGCTCATTTGGCGCTAACGTCCTGCTCATGGCTTGCTCATGTGTTGCTCATGAGCAGTGCGGGCAAAAAAATCAGCCAGGCGGGTTTGCGGCTGGCTGGTGGGGGATTGGGTCGGGTTTAGCTCCACCCGTTGGCAGTGTCTGCGCGTTGGTGCATTCGCTCGGCGCGGTCGTTGAGGCGTTGCCGGGTGCGGTTCTGGCGCGCGGCCAGTTCGGGCGGCAGCGTCGGGGTGACGATGGCGCGCATCTGCTGGTCGCGGCGGTGCATCTGTTGTGTGATGTGTTGTCGCAGGCTCATGGGTTTCTCCTGTATGTGCATCCGACAGCGCCCGGCGTGGGCGCTCTTGGATGCAGCCCGCGATGACGGTTTCAGAGGGCGCGCAGACTGGTTGATCTGTGCGGCCATCGCGGGCGGCAGGGCTGTTGCCGCGTCGGAACGGACGCGGCTACGTGTTGCGGGTTGTTAAGGATCAATGGTTGGCTCTTGGTAACCAACTGGTATGCGGCAAAGAATAACCAAAAGGGTTTTTGATGTAAATACCCGGATGGTTATTTTTTTGGGGGGATGAGCTATCGGGAGGGGAGGGAACGCGATTTGGTGGGATTGGTTGACGCAAAAACTGTACTTTTGGTCAGGGTAAGGGTTTTTACTTAGGAACTAGTTCTAACGAGTAGTTTAAAATTTCGTTATGAAACAAAAACAAAAAGCACCGCTCAGGGTGCCATTGTCTGTAAAGCAGCAGGTCAAGGAACTGGTCAGCGTGGTTGCGTCTCCCCGCCGCGTGTCGGGGGTATTAGCGCCTCCCCGCGTTGGGAGTGCATGACTTCATCGTGTTCTGGAAAAAAGCCCACTTCGCCGTCATGCGGTAAGTGGGCTTTTTTTTTACGCAGTGTCAGGGCGGGGCCGTGTCGCCATAGGTAGGCTAGGATTTCTGAGATGTTGTTGCCGGCGCTTTCACGCTCGTTGCGCAGAGACATGCCCATAGGTGCGGAGAGAGCGCCTGTTGTGAGCCTGTAGGCTAGTGCGTCGAGCTGGCTAGTCAGCATTTGCCGCTCTGCCACTGGCCACGCAAGCAGCATGTCCGGGCTGGGCAGGTTCCAGTAGAGCTTGTCGGCTATTTTCATAACGACGCCTACGCATTCGGTGTCATCGCTGGCCAAGTCATATTGCCAGTAAACCTGCCAGGATGTAGCGCGAATCATCGGCTGCTGATCGGTTTCGGGGGTGAGCCGTTTGCTTAGCTTGTTGACCAGTTTGGACTCTGGTTTCTTGCTCTTGCTCATGCCACTTTTCCTTTGATCCAATCCGCGCTGCTGCGAGACTCAATAAATTCGGCGGCGGCAGCTGCTTCCTTGCGCTTTAGAAGGTCGTCCCACCAGTCAATGATAGTTCCCTTTTCCTGCGCCCACGCCTGGCTTGCGAATTGGTGGCTTTCTTCTATGGCGTTTGCTGATGCCGGATCTGGCACGCCGCCATAGGCTAGATGCAGCAATTTGTTGTGGAGATAGCCGGCGGTTTTTAGGCTGTCGGCTGTCCAGTCTTGCCCGCCTAGTATATCCGCATAGTCAATTAGGGCGAAGTCGCTTTCCCCTAGCCATAGCAGGTTGCCCGCGTTGGCATCGATATTTTGCAGCCATTGATGGAATGCAATGGCGGCGGGTAGCTGGGTCCACTGTTGTACGCGCTGGCGCCAGGCAATGGCGTCCGCTTCGCTGACCAGCGTCAGTTTGCTGTCTTGCAATTCCTCTGTCGCCCATGTGGGGAATAGGTCGTCATCGCCACCCGGCCAGGTGTATTCAGGGAAAAGCTTGCGCAGCTTGCGGACATGGATGAGCAGAATAAAGGCGCGCGGGGCAGTGGAAAGGCCGCAGGCCCGCGCAAGCAGATAGCCGGCTATTTCGTTCGCCAAAGCTTTGCTTTCCTTGCTGGAGGGGAAGGCCTTGACGTAGGCGGTCAAGGTTCCGCCGTCCGGGGCGCGCAATTCTGCTCGATGGACGCAGGATGAATAGCCGTCGATTCGTCGCGCGGCGTGCAGGTGGTGGCCTGCGCCGAGCAGGGTAATACTCATTTGGTGTCGGACAGTAGGTTCAACAAGCTGGCGATAGTAGCAGCCAGGGCCGGGCTTGGCGACGAGCGGATAAATTGCTCCAAGCTGTCGCGCAAGGGGCTGGGGTCAAGCTGTTGCGGGGGGTGGGTAATATCCATCCAGCCGTTAGGCAGCGGGAGGGATTGCTCGATATGCCGGGCGAAGTTATGGCCAATCCTGCATCTGCCGCGCAAATACCTGGAAATCTGCGACTCGTCACGGTCAAGGGCCGTGGCGAAGGCTTGCTGGCTTTCGTAGTTGCCCGCAAGTGTCGTCAGGTTTCGTTGGCGAATGGCGAAGATGTCCATGGCTGGATGCTGTCGCATCTAGACTCAAGGTGGAATGACGCGAGAAGTCAATTCGCGTCAAGATCGCCGTTTTTATCGTCCTTGGGTGTCGGGGATGCCGGATTTACTCCGGACGGATTGTCCAGCTGCTTTGCCAAGCGGGAGGCAATCGACAGATTCCCCGCATGAACCGGCGCCGCCTTGTCGCTGGGTGCGTGGCCGAAACTTTGGGTTAGGGTCCGCATGGTTTCTATCAGCTTGGGGCTCAAGGATTGGGCAAGGTAAGCCCTGTACAGGTCTTTGACCAGTTCTTGCAGCTCTGCCGGCAAGGCTTGCAGGTTGATATCTGCGTCGGCGCCGTCTCCGGCGGCGTCGCCTTCAAGGGGCCGGTCGAGCTGGAATTTGGCAAGGCCGACTTTCTCTTCAATCTCGCGTGCCATGTCCTCGCCAATGTCCCGGCGGTGTTCACCTTCCGAAAACAAGCGATAGATCTGTGGCCGCGCTTTGCCCATGAAGTCGGCGAACTTGCCCTTATTGCCATTGAAGCGCTCGTTAATGAGCTGCTGCAGGCGTTCGCGTCTGATGGTGTGCTTCATGAGGGTGATTGAACCGCATGCATAACCTTTTGGTAAGTCTCCTTTGGGGTATTGATTATAAGAATCCATGTGGTTATCATCCTCTTCCATGACACTCAAAGACTTTTTGCGCGGCCTTGGCGATGACCAATGCCGTTCCGAATTTGCCGCCCGATGCGGCACGTCGCTGAACTACCTGAAGTCGATCGCCTACAACCGCAACGGCAAAGGCAAGAGTGCCAAGGCCTGGCTTGCCGTTGCGATTGATCGAGAGAGCCAAGGGGCTGTTTCGATGGAGGCGTTATGCCCCGAATTTGATTGGGGCTACTTGCGTCAGCGATTGAAATGATTTCCCCGCGCCCCGTCCCCCACGACGAGGTGCTTGGCCGGTTTTCCGGCGCTTTTTATTCGTTTCCGCCCGGTCTTATGCCGGGTGAGTCCAACTATAGCGAGGCCCAAAATGAAAAGCATGCGAAACAGTTCGCAGAAAACCGTGATTGGTGCGATTCGGGAGCATGTAGACCTCTGGCGTCGTCAGCAGGGCATGACGCATCAGGTTGCGGCGGCATGCGTGGTCGAGGCCTATTTTGCCGGGCGGTTTGACCGGGTATGGCCGATGGACTTTGTGATTGATGGCGATGATTACCGCCATTTGAAGAACAATTCTGATCGGGTTTGGCGCTGGCTGGATGACCAAACCAAAGGGACGGTATTGCTGCCCGCCAATCTGATTCCGGCGGTGTTGATGGCGCTGCCGCAAAACTTGCGCTTGCAGTGCGTGGCCGAGTTGCTGGCGCCGCTTGGCATGGCTCCGACGCTGCTGGTCCAGCAGGAAACCGATTCTTGTCACTCGGCGCTGATGGCTTCGGCGTGCAAGGAGTCGGGGGAGGGGCTGGCGGCATTCGCGCAGTTGTCCGAGGGCATGACGCCGGGGCAGTTGCGCGCGGCGTTGGCGGAGGTGGAAGAGTCGATCAGCGCGCAGCAAGAGCTAGTCCACTTCGTAAAAAGCCGCTTAGGCGAAGTCGCGGCATGACGGTCAGCGTCCGCCAAATGGTATTGCAGCGGCGCGCCTGGCGCGTGCGCAAGACGCCGCCAGATCGGCGGCGCGAAGAGGGGCGCGCTTTCCTGCAAGACCTGGCGCGGATGCTTGGCGAGATGGAGATAAGGCGGCGTGTGGACGGGGATGTGGTGCAAGGAGAGCGGTGATGTTTCCGCGGATGCGAGATATATCCGCCAGTTGCCGACCCCGGCAATGCGCCGCGCGGAACGGGCGCGCTTGGCTCTGGTGCATGGCAAGGGCTATTGCTGGGACGTCGAGCGGGCCGAGAAAGAAGGCGGGCTGGGCTCTGAGGCGAGTTTGCCGCCGTTGGTGTTGGAAACTCATGAAAACCCGCGTGAGGCCGCCTTGGCGGCGGCGCGCAGAGGGTAGGAGAGAGGGGATGGCTGTGCAGGCTGATGCGTTGCTGAAAGCGGCGCTTGATCTGAAGTATTTGCTGGATATCCAGCCGGCGGGCTCGCTGTTTCACCCGTCCGGCCGGGATGCGCGCCTGAGCAGCGCTTATCGTCAGGCCTCAATGCTCATCGGGCAACCTGTTGGTGACGGATTCGAGGTCGTTCAACGCCCATATGTAGTGAGCGGAGCAGTCCCGACTTGGGTTGATGTCGAAGCCAAGCACTGCACCGATGTGCCAACGAGCACTTGTTAATTTCTCGAGAATGTAGCCATCACCTTTTCGGTATTCATTTACGTAGACCTCAAGGTCGGCAAGCAGATGGCGCGCGGCGGAATAGAGCGCGGCTTTCTCGGTCAAGGTGCAAGCTTTGGTGGCTTCGTTCGTAATGTTAACGAGTACATCAATGGCAAGTTTCGGACTGTTCATTTGTGCCTCCTGCTAGGGGGTAGGGTTGAACTTGAGAATTTAATTAAAGCATGCCAAGCGAGTTTGTTTTGCCTGGCGTGCCTGGGCTGTGCAAGGCGCGCCCGTAAGAAGTGGAGAATGGACTGATGGACAGTCAGAATGAATACTTGGATGACGGAGAGTGCGGTAAAATCGCGTCCCCTACATTGAGCGCGGCGATTGGCCGCGCTTTCGATCTATGCCGGGCGGCGGTTGCCATGCAAGACCCGAAAGGGGAAAGCTGCCAGCCGACTCGTTGCGGCGTTCAACCGCCCGGCACCCACGCATTGCGCGGCTGGGATGGCCTGCGCATTGATCGCAATTACGCAAACCCTTATACTGCTGAACAGGTGCTGAACACACCTTCTCTCGGCAGTGCCCCGCGACTGAATCGCGGTATTTTTGCGCCTACGTTTTCCAGCGAGGCGGCTTTGCGCCGTCTTGCCTCCGGTCAATGTCGGGTGGCGGTTGCCATACAAGACCCGCAAGGGGAAAGCAATCGGCTGTCTGAGAGCAGTGTTCAACCACCTGGCACCCTTTCCCTCTTGAACAAGGCGAAAGGGGAATTGAACAAATCTCTCAGGAGGACAGACATGTCCGCTATCTCCTCGCGTGCGTCTTCGGACGCCGATATTTTGGCGCGCCTGCGCCGTTTCCCTTCCATTGCTCCGCTGATCGACGCCGCTTTGCGCCCCGATACCTGCGCCGCAAACGTCCATGCCCTAAATACCGCCAGTATTCGCCTGCAAGAAGCGCGGATGTTGCTGACTCTTGCCTTGTCATCTGGCGAGCTGCTGGCAGATACGCCGGCTTGCAATGCCTTGATCGTGCTGGAGAGGCTGCTTGAGCAGGTGGATGATTTGTTGGCGGTAGCATTGGCCGATGGCCGGAAGGAGGGGGTGTAATGAGCGCGATTTTGATGAGCGAGGTTCTCGAATTTAGCCTTCCTCCGGTCCCAAAGTTTGTATTGTATCTTTTGGCCGATGGTATCAATTGTGATGGTGAGTACTGGCCAAAAGATGGCGTCCTAGAGCGCAAAACGGGTTGCTCATCGGATGAGCTTTCGCAGGCGTTGCAATGGCTTGGCGAGGTCGGTTTAATTCGTATTTTGCGCCGGGGGGGCGCTATCGGCTATCGGCTTACGTTTGGCCGCAGCGTAGGGGGTGAAGAATGAATATCTCGGTATTCCTGGATCGTCCTATCGCTTTTCATCGAGCATTTAAAGCGTTGACCCGGGACACGAATGCTTCGCTGCTCTTGTCCCAATTGCTCTACTGGCACAACCGCGTTGAAGAAGACCGGTTTGGTGATCGCTGGTTTTATAAGACGCAGGTCGAGCTTGAAGATGAAACCGGGCTGAGTCGGGCTGAGCAGGAAACGGCAAGGGCTAAGTTGCGCGAGCTGGGTGTGCTGTCTGAGGTTAGAAAAGGTGTGCCGGCCCGCCTGTTCTTCCGGGTTGATTGCGACAGGCTTACAGACTTGTGCGAGGCACTGCCGCAAACAAGAGTGCGGCAATCTGGCAGGCAAGTATGCGGCAACCAAGCAATCCAGTATGCAGCAACCAAGCAAACTAGTATGCGTGGTTCTGGCAAACAAGATGGCGGCAATGTCGCGAGCAAGAGCGCGGCAAGCCAGCAATCTCTTAAAGGAACAGAGACTACAACAGAGATTACAACAGAGACTACTTTGTTCCCGGCCCCCCTTTCCGGGGTGCCGGTTGCGGCTGGCGCTGGGGCAAAGGTTCGCAAGTCTGCTGGCAACCCGTTGGCGGCGGATACCTGGGCGGCTTACGCTGATGCCTACCATCGGCGCTATGGGGTGGACCCGGTGCGCAATGCCACGGTCAACGGCCAGATCGGCAACTTCGTGAAGCGGTTGGGCGAGAATGCGCCGCATGTCGCGGCTTACTTCGTCGGCAGCGCCAGCGCGTTCTATGTCAGCAAGGGGCATGCGGTTGGCGTCATGCTGAGCGACGCGGAGAAGCTGCATACCGAGTGGGCTACCGGTCGGCGGGTAACGCAGTCTGCTGCGCGGCAGGCGGATCGCACGGCGTCGAACTTGGCCAATGCGCAAGAGGCCTTGGCCATGCTGGATGCAGAGCTGGGAGGCCGGCAATGAGCGCGCATCGGGAAATTCTGGAAGCCGTGGCGGTGACGGCTGAGCTGACCGGGACGGAGTTGTCTGCGGCTGCGCAAGCGGTGATGGTCCGCGATCTGCTGGGCTACCCGAAAGATTCGGTGTTGCGGGCATTGTCGCGTTGCCGCCGGGAGTTGACCGGACGGCTGACGCTGGCGGCGATTCTGGATCGGCTGGACGATGGCCGGCCGGGTGCCGATGAAGCCTGGGGTGTCGTGGCGCGGGCGCTGGGCGATGAGTCTGAAACCGTGGTTTGGACGGAAGAAATGGCGTCAGCCGCGGCGCCGGCCCGCGAGCTGATGATGCTGGGCGACAAGATCGGGGCGCGCATGGCGTTCCGGGATGCATACGAGCGGATTGTGTCGGAAGCGCGTGGTGAGCGGCGGTCGATAGCCTGGGGCGTTAGCGCTGGCAATGATGCCGAGCGCCGGGCGTCTGCGATTGTGCGGGCCGTGGAGTTGGGGCGTTTGCCGGCGGGGCGAGCGCAGGCGTTATTGCCGACTCAGTCGGTAGAAGAGCGCCATTTGTTGCTGACGGGCTCGGTGATGTCGGAAGACGAAAAGCGGTCAGGGCGGGAGCAGGTAAAGAAGCTGCTGGCCATGTTGAGCGGCGGCAAGGTGCATCTTGCCCAAGTGGGCGGATAGGGTGAAAGAGTTGGCAATCCCTTCGGGTTTGCCAGCGGCTGCATGGTAAAATCGCGGCTCAAATAAAGCCTGGCGGCACTGCTGACCGGGCTAGGGGATTCCTCGGTGGGTTAATGGGGAGTTCATCAAATGTTGGTAGAAGTTGTTCGTAAAGCAGATTTTCCGGATTACCTTTTCAAGAGATTTCGCAATTGGGGGGCGGTTCAGCTGGGTAGTTTTCATGGCGGCCGCTCTGGCGGCTTGGAAGGGTTGTTCCGCTCTTGCCGTTGTCCGGTTTGCTATGAAGATGAGTCGCCTTGCGATGGCTGCATACGTGGGGCGCAGTCTCAGCCGCGGACAATGTTGGATACGGCTGATGCGCAGCTGATTGAGGCGGCTTGGACGATGATGTCGGTTTCGCGCATGGAGAAGAAGCTGTTGCGTGGATATTTTTGCTACAAGGTTTCTCAAAGCCGTTTGCTAAAGGAAACTGGCATTAATAGCCGCGATTTCTGGTATTTGATGCTGCGCGGAGCTAAAGAGATTGAGCAGCATGCTAAAATTATTGCTTGCAGATCGAGAAAGCCGGCGGTAGTATCTCGTCCACAATTGATGCAAACCGCCGTATGGCGTTCAGAAGAGGTGGCGTAGGCCACCTTTGTCGCGCCCGGAAGAAGCCCAAGCCTAATCGCTTGGGCTTTTTGCATTCTGGCGGTTCGTTTCAGTTTGGCTTCTTGGAGTAATGCATTTCGACGCCCTGGCTTTGCAGCCGGGGCGTTTCATTTTGGGGGATTGGGATGCAAGGAAACGTTGAGCGGATCGGGGAAATGTTCGGCGCGCTGCCGGTAGAGTTTCGCCGCGAGGTAAAAGAGACGGCGAGCCAGATCGCGGCCATTCTGGATGCGTTGCCGGAATGCCGGCGCGGTTGGGTTGAAGCGTTGCTGATGGCTGACCGGCTGGGGCTGGCGGTGGAGGGCGGGGACCCTGGCAACATCTGAGGCCTCACGGGGCGGTGGACCCGCGATACTTTTTTAGCGGCAGGTTCTGAAAGTTAGTGAAATTTCACCGGATGGGGGATGGGTGAAATCGAGGTGAAAAAATGACTTACCTGAGCAAGAAGGCCTTTGCGGATTCGCAGGGTTGGGCGCCCAGCTACGTCAGCAAGCTGGGCAGTCAGGGCCGGCTAGTGATGGCGCCGGACGGCAAGAAAGTGGATGTAGAGGCCACGTTGGCCAAGATCGGTAAGACGGCGGACCCGTCGAAGGCCGGGGTGGCGGATCGCCACCGAGCTGCGCGGGTAAGGCGCGAGGTCTATGCGAGCGAGGACGATGAAGCGCCGCAGGATGCTGCGCCGGTTCAGCCAACTGGTAGCTCGCCGCCGACACTGGCGGGCGCGGTAGATTTTCAGGCTGCGAGGGCGGCAAAAGAATACTACTCGGCGCTGACGATCAAGGCCGAGTATGAGCGCACTTGCGGCAATACGGTGGAGCGCCAGGCGGTGGAGGCGGCGGCGTTTCGCGGCGGGCGTATGGTGCGAGACTCGCTGTTGGGCTTGCCGCCGCAGATCGCCAGCGAGCTGGCGAACATGACGGACTCTTGGCAGATCGAGCGCTATTTGGCGGATCGCCTACGCCAGGTGTTAACCGATGCGACCCGACTAGGGGAGGACGAATTGAAGAAGGCCATGAAGGCCTGACGAGTGACTAGGAGTAACCGCCATGTATGCAGACGGACACGCCGCCTACATGGCGGGTTGGCGCGCCGGGATGACGCCTGACCCGGCGCTTTGGGTCGATGATTGGTCGGAAGAGTTCCAGCGCATCAGCCCGGAGGCCGGCGCCGCCGAGCCCGGCAAGTACCGCGTAGAGCGGACGCCGTATGCGCGGGAAGTGCTGCGCAAGCTGTCGCCTGAAGATCCGTGCCGCCGCGTGGTGGTGATGGGCGCATCGCAGATGCTCAAGACGCAGGTGGCCTTGAACTGGATAGGCGCCTTGATCCACATGGCGCCCGGCAACATCCTGGCGCTTGAGCCGTCACTGAGTGTGGCCAAGCGGCTGTCAGACCGGATCGAAAAGAACATTGACTGTGTTCCGGAGCTGCGCGCCAAGGTGCCGCCGGCCCGTTCGCGCGACAGCCGCAACACGATGGACACCAAGCAGTTTCCCGGTGGCTCGCTATTCATCACCACGGCCGGCAGCGCCGCCAACCTGGCGGAAGTCTCGGTGCGCTATCTCTATGGCGACGAGGTGGACCGCTGGCTTGGTGATGTCGGCGGCGAGGGCGACCCGGTCGAGATAGCGGAGGCGCGGACGACCACGTTTGGCCGCAACGCCAAACTCTACTACTCAAGCTCGCCCACGGTGGAAGAGGCGAGCCGGATTCACAAGCTGTTCCTGGATGGCGACCAGCGTTATTACAACGTCGCCTGCCCGCATTGCGATGAGCGCCAGGTGCTGGAGTTCGAGAACTTGCGCCGGTCGGAAGATGACCCGAGCGCAGCGGTCTACGTCTGCAAGCATTGTGGCGTCCATATCGACGAACATCACAAGACAGCCATGCTGGCCGGCGGCCAGTGGGTGGCCACCGCCAAAGGAGATGGCAAAACCGTGTCCTACTGCATCAGCGCGCTCTATAGCCCGCTGGGCTGGCTGAGCTGGGGGGAAATGATGAATCAACATGACAAGGCAAGCATTGCTTTGAACGCGGGCGATCCTGGCCCGATGCAGGTTTTCTATAACACGCGCCTGGCCAGGCTGTGGAGCAACACGCAGGAGCGGACGCGCGGCGCGGATCTGAAGGCTCGTGCCGAGGACTACGCTTTGCGCAGCATCCCCAAGGGGGTCTTGATGCTGACTGCGGCGGTGGACACGCAGCATAACCGGCTGGAAATGCTGGTGAGAGGCTGGGGTGTGGGGCTGGAAAGCTGGGTGATCGATCATCAGGTCATCATGGGCGACCCGGCCGAAGAGCAGACGTGGCAGGCGCTTGATGAGGCCTTGCTGTCTGAATTCGTTCATCCTTACGGGCAGCGGATGAAGATCGCCGCGGCGGCGGTGGACTCGGGCGGCCATCACACGCAAGAGGTCTACCAGTTCTGCCGCGTTCGCCGTTGGCGCAATGTATTCGCGGTCAAGGGGGCGAGCAAGCCGGGCAAGCCGGTGATCGCCGCGGCCGCGAGCAAGGTCGATGTGACCTGGCAGGGGCGGACAGAGGCCGGCGGCGCTGAGCTGTGGCATGTCGGAACCGACACGGCAAAAAACTGGATCTACAACCGTTTCCAATTATTGGAAGGTCCGGGCGCGATGCACTTCAGCCGCGACTTGCCCGACGATTTCTACGATCAGCACACGGCCGAACGCAAGCTGGTTCGCTTCGTGAAGGGCCGCCGCGTCGAAGAGTGGGTGAAGCCCAACGCCGCGCGTAATGAGGTGCTGGACCTGTCCGTCTACAACCTGGCGATGGCGCATTACATGGGCCTGCACAAGTATGGCCTGGCCGATTGGGAGCGGCTGCAAATGCGCTATGCGCAAACCGGGCTGTTCGATAGCGGCCCGCCTGAAACCGACAACACGGCAGTATCCAATGAAACCCCGGCCTCAAGCGCCGGGGTTTCTGTTTCTAACCCTGTCCCGCCGCGCCGCGTCGCGCGGTCGGGCTATTTGAAGCGGCGCTGATATGGCATTTTCGCAAGCAGATTTGACGGCGGTAGAGACGGCGCTGGCGCTTGGCGAGCGCGTGGTGCAGTACCAAGACCGCCGGGTTGAGTATCGCAGCGTGGACGAGCTGATGCGGGTAAGGAACCAGATTCAGCACGAGCTGACGCGACGAGCCGGCGGCGGCTATGTCCGTTTCTATCACGCCGGCAAGGGGTTCTAAATGGCTTATCCGACTCTGGCCGGGCGCGGCTTTCAGCTGCCTGTCCGGCTTAAGGCCGCCTATGACGGCGCAGGCCAGGGCCGGCGGTCTATCAACTGGCAGCCCAGCGGCGGCGGGCCGGCGCAAACCAGCACAACCGGCTTGCAGACGTTGCGCAACCGCAGCCGCCACGCGGTGCGCAATGATCCCTATGCCGGCGGCGCCATCGACAAGCAGGTATCGAACCACATTGGGACCGGCATCGTACCGCGGCCCAGCAATGCCAATCCGGCTATTCGCGCCGCCATCAGCGAGCTGTGGGAGGACTGGTGCGAGGAGTCGGACGCTGACAACGTGCTGGACTTCTACGGGCAACAGGCATTGGCGGCACAGGGTACGTTCGAGGGCGGCGAGGTGTTTGCGCGGCTGCGGCCGCGCCGGCTTGAGGATGGTTTATCCGTGCCGCTGCAAGTGCAGCTGCTGGAGGCGGAGTTTGTGCCGCACGACAAGAGCGGCCAGGCGCCGAATGGCAACCGCATCCGGCAGGGCATCGAGTTCAACGGCATCGGCCAGCGGGTGGCCTACTGGATGTATCGCAGCCATCCCGGGGAGGGGGCTGGCAGCGGCGAATATAACAGCCTGGTGCGGGTGCCGGCGGAGCAGGTCTTGCACGTTTACGATCCGACCCGGCCGGGCCAGCTGCGCGGCGTGCCGATGCTGCATCGGGTGTTGCATCGCCTGAAAAGTCTGGATGAGTTCGACGATGCGGTGCTGTTCCGCCAGGAAGTGGCCAATCTGTTCGCTGGTTTCATCCGCCGCAACCCCAGCGCCCAGCAGTATCCGGGTGAGCCTGGCATGCAGGGAGAGCGGGACTTCGCGCCCATGGTCGGGCTGGAGCCCGGCACTATGCAGGAGCTGGGGCCGGATGAGGATGTGGTATTCAGCCAGCCGCCGGACGCCGGCAACAACTACGACGAGTTCATGCGCCAGCAACTAGCCGCCGCCGCTGTCGGCAGCGGCGTGCCTTACGAGCTGTTGACCGGCGATCTGCGCAACATCAATGACCGGGTGATTCGCGTCATCCTCAACGAGTTCCGGCGCCGAGTGGAGCAGCGGCAGCATGCCGTTTTCGTGCATCAGTTCTGCCGGCCGGTGTATCAGGCCTGGCTGCGGATGGCGGTGTTGTCCGGCGCGTTGGATCTGCCTGGCTTCGCTACCAATCCGCGACGCTATCAGCGCGCGCGCTGGGTGCCGCAGGGCTGGGCCTACATTCATCCGGTTCAGGATGTGCAGGCCGACCGGATGGCGGTGCGTAGCGGTTTCGACAGCCGGACCGGCGTGCTGCTGCGGCGTGGCCGCGATCCCGACGCGATAGACCGGGAGGCGAAAGAAGACAACGACCGCGCGGATGCGCTGGGGCTGCATTACGACTCCGACCCGCGTGAATTGGGGCAAGAGCGGCTTATCTGAGGAAGAGAAATGACGAGACAAGCGAGAGTGGTGAATATGGCCACGCCATCGGCGCACCCCGAAGGCGATGGCTGGTATCGAATCAGCAATCAGGCGGCCGGGGCCGGCCAGCCGCTGGAGGTCGAGCTATACGACCAAATCGGCTTCTGGGGCATCCGCGCCGCCGACTTGCTGCGCGAGCTGAAGGCGGCCGACGACGGCCTGCGGCACATTGAGGTCGGCATCAACAGCATCGGCGGCGACGTGTTCGACGGCCTGGCGATTCACAATGCCTTCCGCCGTTACGGCGAACGGGTGACGGTGCGGATTGACGGCGTGGCCGCCAGCATTGCCAGCGTGATCGCGGTTGGCGCGCATCGCGTGGTGATGCCGGCCAACGCCATGATGATGATCCACAACCCCGGCATCGAGTACGCCAGCGGGGAAGCCGACGACCTGCGCACGCTGGCCGACATGATGGACAAGGCCAAGGCCAGTTTGATCGCAGCATACCGCGCCAAGGCGCCGAGTCTGGCTGAGGACGAGTTGAGCCGGATGATGGACGCCACGACCTGGCTCACGGCGCAAGAGGCGTTAGCGCTGGGCCTGGTGGATGAGGTGACGGACAGCGTCAAGCTGACGGCCAGCGCCGGCCAGCGCGCCAGCATCGGCCGCATGCGCAATGCGCCAGCGGCTTTGCTGGCGGCGCTGCAAGGCGAAACGCCGCCGGCGCCGGTTGTGCCGGCAGATCCGGCGGCGGGCGGTGTCGAGCTGGTCAACCTGCTGGCGCGGCTGTGCCTGGAGGCGAAGTTGCCGACCGAGGCTGTGGCGGCTGTGGCAAGCGCCAGCCGCATGGCTAATGAGACTGAGATTCGCCGCGGCGTAGAGCAGGCGGTGGCGGTACGCAATCTGTGCTTGACCGCCAAGCTGCCGGAGCTGGCCAACAGCCTGATCGCGTCCGGCGTGTCGGAGGATGCCGCGCGGGCGCGGTTGTTCGACAAGCTGGTAATCAATGCCGGTGAGGAGTTGGACAACGTAGTGCCGGAGGTCTCGCCGTCGCCGGTTGCCGTCAACCGCGGCCCGTCCGCATCGCAGATTTACGCAAAGCGCCAAGGCGCAAACAACAAGGTGTCACGATGATTGCAAAGAACCAAGCGCCGCGAGCCGGCGAGTTTCTGTTGTCCACGGTGGGCAATCTCAGTATGGACATGGTGAAGCTGGCCGCCGGCCCGGCGTTGCCTGCCGGCCAGCTGCTGGCGCAAAACCCCGATACCAAGGAGTTCGAGCCCTACGATTCGGCCAAGGCGAAAGCCAAGCCGGCGGCGGCCGTGCTCTATGGCCCGCAGCCGGAACGCGGCGTGGCAGAAAATGCCGGCGCCGTGGCGCGGCTGGCCGAAGTGGTCGGCGCGCAGCTGACCGGCCTGGATGCGGCGGCCACGGCCGCGCTGGCCGCGCTGTTCATCGTCATTCGCTAAGCGCGCATTTCCCGACATTCCAAGCCCCGCCCTGGCGGGGCTTTTTCATTGGAGCCTGACACATGGCCAGTATCGATATTTTCAACGACGACGCATTTTCCATGGCCAGCCTGACGGCCGCCATCAACGAGCTGCCGCATACGCCGAGCCGGCTGGCGAGCCTGGGCCTGTTCCATGAAGAGGGCATCACCACGCTGACCGCGCAGATCGAAAAGGATGGCGACACGCTGGCGCTGGTTTCGGCTGGCGAACGCGGTGTGGCCGGCCAGGTAGTGGGCGGTTCCCGCCGTAAGATGGTGCCGGTCAATACCATCCATCTGCCGCAACAGTCCACCATCAAGGCGGACGAGGTGCAGGGCTTGCGCCAGTTCGGCAGCGAAACCGAATTGGAATCGGTGCTTGGCATGGTGGCCAAGCGCCAAGCCAAGCATCGCCGCCAACTGGATGTGACCAACGAGTATCACCGCATCGGCGCCATCAAGGGGCAGATCCTGGATGCGGACGGTAAAACGGTGCTGCTGGACGTATACCAAACCTTCGGCCTGAAACAGCGCTCCATCGAGCTGGACTTGGGGAAGGACACGCTGCGTATGCAATGCCTGGACGTGCATGAGGCCGTCGAGGAGGCGCTGGGCGCCGCGCCGCATACCGGCGTGCGCGCGCTGTGTGGCAAGACCTTTTGGGCCAAGCTTCAGGGGAACAAGGCATTTTCCGATTCGGCGCGAGACGCGGCGCTGGCAGCGGCGTTGCGTGGCGACCCGCGCGACGCGGTCGAATACGCCGGCATCGTATGGGAGCGCTTTCGCGGCAAGGTGGGCTCGGTTGGTTTCATTGGCGATGATGAGGCCTATGCGATTCCGGAAGGCGTGCCGGAGCTGTTCATTACCCGTTATGCGCCGGCCGACCATATCGACACGGTCAACACCAACGGCCTGCCGTATTACACCAGTCAGGAAATCCTGAAGCACGGCAAGGGCGTGGAAATCGAATCGCAGTCCAATCCGATCAACCTGTGCACTAATCCCGGCGCCGTCATCAAGCTGACCGCGAAATGACCGATTTTCGCGCGCTGGTAGCCGGCATGGACGCGGTGGTGCTGGACCGGCTGGGGGATGTCGCTTATGTCGGCGCGCGCGAGCTGCGCGGCATGTTCTATGCGCCGTGGCTGGCGCCGGCCTTGGGCGGTAGCCGCGCCAGCATCCGCGAACCGCATTTCAGCGTCCGCGACGCCGATGCGGCCTTTGCCCCGCAAAAGGCGGTGCTGATGGTGCCGCGGGAGGGTGAGTTTGATGTGGTGAACCATCACCCGGATGGATCGGGCTGGACGGCCTTGATACTGCGGCAGCGCGGCCCGGCCGGTGCCGAGGATGGTTCGGTCTACAACCTGAAATAGTGAGGGCGCGATGCTGAGCATGAAATCAGAGTTCGACATTCGGCCGGTGCTGGCCCTATCGGCCGGCTTGCGTGAAGAGGCCATCCGCCAGGCTTGGCGGCGGGCCTTACGCAAAACTGGCGAGTGGATCAAAACCCACGTTGCCCGCCAGCTGTCCGGCGAACTCAAGATTCCGGCCAAGGTGCTCAAGCAGCGCCTTTACTTTTTCTTGCGCAGCCTGATGCAAGGCAAGGTCTGGTTGGGCATCAATCCACTGGAGGCGGCCCGCTTGGGGCGGGTGCGGCAGACGCGAACCGGCGTCACGGCTGGCCGCCATCGCTTCCCTGGCGCCTGGGTGATGAAGCACCGCGATCCGAATGGCGTTTATCGTCGGACGGGGCGTGATCGCGGCGAATACGCGAAGGTGATGTTCGAGTGGGATGAGGCGGCGGAGCGCGTGTTTCGGCAGGTGGCGGCGCAAGCGGAAGCTCGCTTGCTGGTGGTGCTGGAACAAGAAATCCGCTGGGAACTACGCAAGGTGACGGGATGATTGCACTTCAAAAAACGATAGAAGACCGGTTGCGGGCGGCATTGGCGCCGGCCGTCGCGGTGGCGCTGTATCCGGCGTTGGAAGATGGCATGCAGTTGCCTATGGTGGCGCTGGAGCTGGACGAGTTTGCGCCGGGCATCGATCCTGGCAACAACCAACTAGGCTTGGTGGCCACCATGCAGGCCCGCGTCATTCTGGACCCGAATCTGGTGGATGCGGAATTGCTGATTCGCCAGTTGGCGGCGCGGGTGGCGCTGGAGGTGCATCGAGCCCATGGCTTCGGTCTGGAGTCTGTCGCGGCGGCCAAGATTCGGCGCCTGGTGCCGGACGGCTTCAGCCGGCCGGAGCTGGAAGGTTATCTGGTGTGGCTGGTGGAGTGGACCCACGAAGTCGACATTGGCGAAGAAGCGGATTTGACCGAGCCGCTGGCGCCAGTGTGGGGCGGCGGCCCGGCCGGTGATACGCCTTCTGCGGAGGGGGTATGAGCTACGAGATGTCGGAGCTGGACCGCCAAATGTCTAATCTGGTGATGCCGGGCTCGGTGTGCGCGGTACAGCTGAAGCCGCCGCGCGTGCGGGTCGAGGCGGATGGCTGGGCATCGGATTGGGTGCCGTGGTTGGCGTTGGCCGCAGGCAAGGCCCGCCACTGGCGCGCGCCCAGTGTGGGAGAGCAGGCGGTTTTGCTCAATCCGTCCGGCGATCCGGCACAGGGCTTCGCCTTGGTCGGTTTTTACACAGACGCCTTCCCGGGTGACGGTCGGCCGGATGTGGTGGGCTGGCTGATGCCAGATGGCGCGGTGCTGGAGTATGACCATGCCGCCGGCTCGCTGCTGGTCAACGGGACCAAGACAGTGACGCTGAAGAATGCCGAGACGGTGGATATCGAAAGCGGCGGGGCGGTGACGATCACGGCGGCAAGCATCAAGCTGGATGCCCCAGAAGCGGAAGTGACCGGCAATCTGAAAATCGGCGGTGGTTTGTCGCAGGGCGCTGGTGGCGGCGGTGGAAATGCCTCGTTTGGTGGATCGGTGCAGGCGGCTGGGGATGTGATGGCTGGCGGCATCAGCCTGCAAGGTCATGCGCATATGGAGCAGGGGGATGGGGCTAAAACCAGCATGCCTTTGTGATATGCTGTTTTAATTTTAAGGAAGTGGCATGAGAACTCGTCTAATTCCTAATTTGATTGACTATAGCTTCGATTCGTTGGAAGAAGTGTTGATGTATCACGCGAGAGACATTGAAAGTGCCTTTATCTCGTGTGGTGCAGAAAGTGGTGAGTACACAAGGGCTGATCTTCTCAAAATGGCCATCCCTTTTGCGCTTGAGACCATGAAGACCAATAGCAAATAATTTGTAATTCGAAGTGTGATAGAGCCCCGCGAAATGCGGGGTTTTGTCATTTCAGGAGCCTGAAAAATGAGTAAGACGCAAACCGTCATGACCTTTCGTGACGCAGCCTACAAGTCGCGAACCCTGTTTCTGCCGGATGGCCGCCCGCTGGTGGTCGGCAATTACACCATTACCACCGACGATGAAGCGGCGATTGCCTACCTGACTAAGCATCCGGATTTCAAGCCGGAACAAGCGGCATCGGAGTAATGCCATGTCGCTGCTGGGAATGAATCGTGAAACCGGCCAGCCGCTATCCGGCATCGCACATTTGCAGCAGTCGATAGCGGACATTCTTTCTACGCCGCTTGGCACGCGGCGCCAGCGGCCAGACTACGGCAGCCAGTTGCCGCGCATGGTTGACCAGCCTGGCGGCGCCGGCTGGGTGGCCGCGGTGCAGGCTGAGGCGGCCCGGGCATTGGCGAGGTGGGAGCCGCGGTTGAAGCTGCGGCGCGTGGTGCTGGTTTCGATTCTGGATGGGCGGTTCACGGTGCGCATCGAGGGCGATTATCAGGACATTGGCGAAGTGACGGTTGAGGTGACCACATGATTGATTTGCCGCAGTTGCCGCCGCCGCAGGTGGTTGAGGCGTTGGATTATGAGGCGATCTACGCGGCCAAGTTGTCGAGGTTTCAGGCGCTGTATCCACAATATACGGCGGTCTTGGAGTCCGACATGGTGGTCAAGTTGTTGGAGCTGTCCGCCTATGACGAGTTGATGGGCCGGGCGCGGATCAACGACGCAGCCACGGCGAGCATGCTGGCCTATGCGCGCGGTGACGACTTGGACCATCGGGCGGCTGACTTCGGCGTGTCGCGGCTGCTGGTGCAGCGCGGCGACCCGGACGCGGAACCGCCGACCGATGATGTGTGGGAAGACGACGAGCGCTTGCGCTATCGGACACAGATGGCGCCCGAAGGCTTGGCGGTTGCCGGCCCTCGCGGCGCGTATCGCTATCACGCGCTGAGCGCGTCGGCTGAAGTGGAGGATGTCGAGATTGAGACGCCAGAGCCTGGCCGGGTGCGTGTCTGGTTGCTGGCAAGAGATGGTGTTGCCGGCCCGGCGTTGCTGGGTGCTGTGGAGGCGGCGCTCAATGCCGAAAATGTCCGGCCGCTGTGCGATACGGTCGAGGTAGCCGCCGCGCAGCCGCGGCCATACGCCATTGTCGCCAGCATTGTTTATCAGCCGGGCGGCGAGGCCGTGAGTGGCGGGCTTGCCGGCGCGCGCAAGCGCCTGGCCGAGGTGCAGGCCAAGCGCCGAAAAATCGGAGGCAGCATGCCGCGGTCGGCCATTAGCGCCGCCCTGCATGTCGCGGGCGTGGACCGCGTCAACATCGTGAGCCCGGCTGAGGATGTGATGTGTCAGGTTGGCCAGTATCCCGACTGTGCGTCGGTCGAGGTGACGCCGCCATGAGCCGTCATCTGTTGCCACCGAATAGGACGGCGTTGGAGGCAGCGTTGGCCGATGCGTTGGCGCTGAATCTGGATGCGTCGGCATTGCGTGGTTTGGCTGACAGCGCGCGCTGTCCTGCTGTGGTGCTGCCGTGGTTGGCCTGGGCGCGCAGTGTCGAGCAATTCGACGCGGCACGGACGGAAGCGGAGCAGCGGGCGCTGATTGCCTCGTCGTTCGATGTGCATCGCCGGAAAGGCACGATTGCTGCCATGCGCCAGGTGTTCCGGGATTTGGGCTTGGGCGAGGTGGCGATTGACGAGGGGACGGGCGGCTACCGCTATGACGGCACTGGCGCATATGACGGTTTCGCCAGCTACGGCGATCCGGATGGCTGGGCGGAATACCGCGTTCGCATCGACAAGCTGCTGAGTGTTGAGCAAGCCGGCGTGGCCCGCGCGCTTTTGGCGGATATCGCGCCAGCGCGCTGCATGCTGTTCGGCTTGGACTTCTCTGCGGCGGATCTGATTTACAACGATATGGCGTCCTATGACGGCGCTTACACCTTCGGAGTAGCATAGATGGCTGACCTAATAGAGCCTGCTAACCCGGGATTTCCCGGTGTCTATCAGCTGGAATTGACCGACCGCGTCAGGGCCGGCGCGGGTGGCATCTCGAACCGCCAGGCTGAGCAGTTGGTGGAAAGGACAGGGTTTCTCAAGAAAAAAGTTGACGACCTGGTATCCGGCGCGCTGACTGCGAAGAGCGCCGAGCACCTGGCCGCGCCGCGCAATCTGGCCATGACGGGCGATGGCGCATGGTCCGTGACGTTCGACGGCAGCGGCAATGCCAGCGCCGCGATGACGCTGGCCAATACCGGCGTCGGCGCCGGCAGCTATGGCATGGTGACGGTCGATGCCAAGGGCCGTGTCATCGCCGGCCGGCCGCTGGAGGCGGCGGACGTGCCATGGCTACGTGAGAAATTTGCGGCGGCATCGGCGGTAAGCGAACTGGCGACCCAGGTTGCAAACAAGGCTGACAGAGGTGCCACCCTGGCCGGATATGGCATTACGGATGCACTGCAACTACAGCCAGATATTGCGGCGCCGGTGGATCTGGACACCATCATCGCCAGCGGCAGCTATCCCAACCCGGCCAACGTCAACGCCGCT